ATATCTAAATTCAATGAATTAACAATGGAGCAAGAAGCATTTTCTAAATTATTTTTAACACAAAATAATTTTTATTATACATCATATAACAATAAATATTATGAATATGATGGGAAAAAATATTATATTATTGATGAAGATATTATACAACATAAATTATTAACTTCTATCACAAATAATCAAATTTTATTTCAATGGAAATATAAAACTAAAATAAATATTCTAAAAAAAATAAAAAATATTTCATTATTTTCTTCAATTCCTGAAACATGTACTATTCAAAATATTTTATCTTTTTTACAATTATTTTTCATATCTGATGAAGAAAGTATATATTTTTTATGTATATTAGGAGATTGTATTCTTAAAAAAAATAATAATTTATTTTATTTTATTAAACCAAATACTAAACATTTTATTTCTGCCATTGATTATATTATATATACTACGTTAGGATATTCTATATCAAATAATTTTATTGTTAAATATCATAATACACATGACATGAATAATTATAGACTAATTAAAACAAAAACAACTTCATCTGTTGAATTGGTAAAAAATACTATCAATGATATTGGACTAGATTTAATGTGTGTTTCTACATATTATTCAGATTTTTATGAGAATTCAGAAAATTATATAACTAAATTAGATGAAAATATATCAAATTATATTTTATTTTTCATTAAAAATACTCCAGAACAAATTATTGATAATTTTATTAATGATTATATTGAAATTGAAGATGTTTCAAGTACAAACTTAATTAGTTGGAAAAATATGCATTACATTTGGAAAATTTATTTACATAATTTAAAAATTCCTACATTTTTATATACAAATGTATTACAACAATTATTACTATCAAAATTAAACCATGATGTAAATTCTACAAATAATGAAATATATTTTAAAAATATCACAAGTAAATATTTACCAAATGTTAGTTCATTTTTATTATTTTGGAATGAAAATATAACAATTCATTCTGAAAATAATATTTGTGAATATGATTATGACTATGAAGTTATTGAAATATTACAATTGTATAAAAATAGTGATTACAAAACTGGAAATTTAAATTGTAAAAATTTATTAAGATTAATCAATCATTATTTTTGCCCTAATGTTGAAATTATTGAGGATAAATATATTAAAAATATAAAATGTAAACTTTGGGATAAAGAAATAGAAATAAATAATTTTTTAAATTTATACAAGTATAATTTGTCAAAAAATTATAATTGTAATGTTGATGAATTCATTTCAATCGATAAATTATATGATTCATATAAAAAACAATTTTCAGATAAAAATTTTATTATTAGTTACGATTATTTTAGAAAATATGTATATTTACAACTACAAAATTTTATTAGAAGTGATAATTTAATCGATTCTAAATGGATTGAATAAAATTATAGATTGTGTGGTGACATTTTAGTAAATGCTTCACTATCAACAACACTTCCTGACATATTATCATCTCCTAAAGTATATTTATCACTGACTAGTGCTGGGCTTCCTCCTTTCATTTTACGAGATTTACCACGACGTCTAGATGATCGTTTATTTGATTTAGTCTTGACATATCCAAATTTTCCTTTTTTAGTGACAAATCCATATTTAACTAAACGCATTTCTCTTTTTGCGGTATTGTGCTTCTTTTTAGAAACAATACGTCCATGTTTATTCATCATAAGTTCACCTTTTGTTAATCCTCCTGAAGTTCTACGAGCAGTACCATGATAAACTTCCGCACGAGTTCCAATTGTTTTTTTAAATTCACCTTTTGACATATTATAAAATAAGGTAAGAAAAAATTATTATTCTAAATAAAATATATTTTTAATAAATATATTTTATATTTTAACGTATTTATAATAAAATAGTTTAATATATAAATACTAATAAATTTTTTATTTTTATTTTATTTTATTTAGTAGGGAGCTGTGCTTCTTATCGCTTCGCTCATCACCGACCGCAAGCGGAATTGCTTTTATTTTATTTTATTTAGTAGGGAGCTGTGCTTCTTATCTCTTCGCTTATCACCGACCGCAAGCAGAATTGCTTTTATTTTATTTTATTTAGTGGGGAGCTGTGCTTCTTATCGCTTCGCTCATCACCGACCGCAAGCGGAATTGCTTTTATTTATTAAAATTTATTTCTTGGAGGACGAGGCAATCCTCCACTTTGTCCCTCAATTCCTCCCAAATTATTTATCAATGAAGCATTATTTGAATTTCCAAATGATATTCTTCCTCCTACACTAGATTGGAGAATTTGAGATATCCTTTGAGCCTCACTTATATTTGGGTCTAAATATCCTTGCTTAATAGAAAGAACTTTATTTTGAATACAATTACATTCTCCATTAATTTCTGGAAGAACTTCCTTTTGTAAATTATAATATTGATTTAAATATTCATGTCGAATATATCTCCTTAAATTTGAATGATTTCTTGGATAAATATTTATTGACATATAATATTACTTTTTATTTATAAAAAAATTGAAACAATTTAAACATTATTTTTTATACATATACACAAGTTCGCAAAATGATTTCAAACAACGATTCAAACACTAATGATATGTTCTTTGATGTTCAAATGAAAACCGATAAACAACACATTTTAGAAGTTCCTGATACTTATATTGGTTCTATTGATAAATCCGATACTGATTTATGGGTTATGAATGAGGATGGTTCACGAATTGTTCAAAAAAATATTTCTTACATTCCAGGATTATTTAAATTATTTGATGAAGGCATTGTCAATTGTCGTGATCATGTAGTAAGAATGCAACAAAAAATTAATGACCAAGTTCCTAATTCTTTACCTGTAACTCAAATTGAAGTTGAAATATTGCCTGATGGTTCAATTATTATGATAAATAATGGTAATGGAATTGATGTTGCTAAACATCCTGAATATGATTTATGGATTCCTGAAATGATATTTGGACATCTAAGAACATCCACAAATTACAACAAAGATGAGAAGAAAATAACTGGGGGGAAAAATGGATTCGGATTTAAATTAGTTTTAATTTGGTCTACTTATGGAAGAATTGAAACTGTAGATCACATTCGTGGACTAAAATATATTCAAGAGTTTCAAAATAACCTAGATATAATTTTGCCTCCAAAAATAAGTAAATGTTCTGGAAAACCATATACAAAAATTACATTTAAACCTGACTATCAACGTTTTGGAATTGAAAACTTAACATCTGATGTAATTAATCTTCTTAAAAAACGTGTTTATGATATATCAGCAGTAACTGATAAAAATGTTAAAGTAAAATATAATACATTACCAATTCCAGTAAAAAACTTTGAACAATATATTGATATGTACATCGGTGATAAAACAATTTGTAAAAGAGTATACGAATCTGATGAAAATGGTCGTTGGGAATATGCCGTTTCTTTAACACCTGCTAATCAATTTCTTCATATTTCATTCGTGAATGGTATTTATACTTCTCAAGGTGGTAAACACGTTGAATACATCACTAATCAAATTACTCGTAAATTATCTGATTTTATCGAGAAAAAGAAAAAAGTTAAAGTTAACACAAATACCATCAAAGACCAAATTATATTATTCTTAAGATGTGATATTGAAAATCCTTCATTTCAAAGTCAAACTAAAGATTATATGAGCACTTCATATACTAATTTTGGTTCAAGATGTGAAGTAACTGATAAATTTATTGAAAAAGTTGCTAAATTAGGCATTATGGATACTGTTTGTGCCATCACAGAAATAAAAGAACATCGTGCTGCTAAAAAATCTGATGGAACTAAAAGTCGTGTTATTCATGGAATTCCAAAATTGACAGATGCTAACTGGGCTGGAACTGATAAATCTAAAAATTGTATTCTAATCATCACTGAAGGTGATTCAGCTAAGACTGGTGTTGTTTCTGGATTATCATCAGAACATAGAAATTATATTGGAATATATCCTATCAAGGGTAAATTGCCTAATGTTCGCGGAATGGCATTTAAAGCTATTTTAGAAAATGATGAAATTGGAGACATTAAAAAAATATTAGGATTAGAAATAAAAAAAGAATATAGAACTATTGAAGATGTAAATAGACACTTACGTTATGGAAAAATAATGTTTACAACTGATCAAGATGCCGATGGATCACACATAAAAGGTCTTGGCATTAATTTATTTCAGTATGAATGGCCTTCATTATTTCGAATTCCGGGATTTATTTGTTTCATGAACACTCCTATTCTAAAAGCAATAAAAGGAAATAATCAATTATCTTTCTACAACAATGGAGAATATGAAGAATGGAAAAAAACTAATGATTCACATGGATGGAAAATTAAATATTATAAAGGGTTAGGTACATCAACTAAAACAGAATTCAAAGAATATTTCGAAGAACCTAAAATTGTAAGTTTCACTTATGAAGAAAATACAAGTGATGATGTAATTGATATGGCTTTCAATAAAAAGCGTGCTGAAGACAGAAAATATTGGCTTGAAAATATTTATGATAGAAATAGTTATTTAGATACCAGACAAAATAGCATATCTTACACTGATTTTGTTAACAAAGAACTTATTCATTTCTCTAAATATGACTGCGAAAGAAGCATTCCAAATTTAATTGATGGTCTTAAAATTAGCACTCGAAAAATTTTATATAGTGCTTTCAAAAAAAATTTAAATAGTTCTATAAAAGTAGCTCAATTTTCAGGTTATGTTTCTGAACATTCTGGATATCATCATGGCGAAGAAAGTTTAAATAAAGCCATTGTCGGTATGGCACAAAATTATGTAGGATCAAATAATATAAATTTATTAACACCTGAAGGTCAATTTGGTTCAAGAATGCACTTAGGAAAAGATTCCGCATCTCCAAGATACATTTTCACAAGATTAGAAAGAATTACACGATTTATATATCCTCATGATGATGACGATATTTTAAATTATTTAGATGACGATGGAACACTTGTAGAACCACAATTTTATGTTCCTATAATCCCAATGATATTAATTAATGGAAGTAGTGGAATTGGAACTGGATTTAGCAGTGATATTTTATGCTATAATCCGAGAGATATCATCACATATTTAAAAAATAAATTATTAGGACAGAATGGATTAAATCAGAATTTTGATTTTATGCCTTACTATCAAGGTTTCACTGGAACAATTAGTAAAATATCAGCAAATAAAATCTTATTTAAAGGCGTTTATAGAAAAACAAAAAATGATGAAATTGTCGTAACTGAATTACCTATCGGAATGTCTACTCAAAAATTTAAGGAATTAATTGATAAATTAGAAAATGATAAAGATGAAGAAGGAAAAAAAATAACTCCTATTATTAAAGAAACTAAAGATAATAGCACAGAATCTAACATTCATTTCACGATTATATTTCCTAATGGAAAATTACAAGAATTGGAAGGAACAGAAGCAGAATATGGATGTAATGGACTAGAAAAAACACTAAAATTGTTTACGACAGAAACTACATCCAACATGAATTTGTTTAACTCGAATGATAAATTAGTAAAATATAATACAATATCAGATATAATTGAAGATTATTATTTAACCAGATTAGGACATTATCAATTGAGAAAAGATAATTTAATTGATAAATTAGAAAAAGAACTAAAAATTTTAAGAAATAAATCCAGATATATTCAAGAATTATTAAATGATGTGATTGATCTTAGAAGAAAAAGTGAAGTACAAGTGAATGAAATGTTAGAGACACGTGGATATGAAATAATTGAAGATAATTACAATTATTTAACTCATATGAAAATGAGTAGCGTATGTGATGAAAATGTCACTAATTTGAATAATAAATATGCCGAAAAAGAACGAGAATTAACTAACTTAATGAATACTACAATTGAAAATATGTGGTTAAGTGAATTACAAAGATTGGAAGTAGAATATGAGAGACATATTCAAGAAAAAAATGAAGAAAATGAAGAACCGAAAGAACAACAAGTAAAAGAGAAAAAACAAGGAAAACAAAAACAACAAGTTAAAATAAAAGAAGAAAATAAAAAAACTCCAATTAAAAATAAAAACTCAAAAAAAAATAATGAGATAAAAGAAAATAAAAAAGATGATTATGATGAACTTGAATTCAGTGATGTAATTATTGAAAGTTCATCCAGTAAAAATATACAAGTTAAATCTTCATTAGTTAAAATACCAATAAAAACAAATTCTTTAATGGAAATGCAAGAAGAAGAATATATAATTGAAAGTGACGATGATACGTAAATTTAATTTATTAATTATTAATTATTAAATTAAATTATTATTTTATTCATTTTCTTTTTTTTTTAGTTTGTTTATTATTAATATTTTTTCCATTACTCATACTTTTTTGTTCTTCCTCTTCTTCTTCTTCTTCTTCATCTTCTTCTTCATTGTTGTCTTCATTTACATTTATTGTTGATTCAGTTACATTCAAATATGTTTCTTTAATCAAATTTTTTAATGTTATTTTATTTACGTCTATACTTAGATCTATATTTATATCTAAATTGTACATCATTATATTTTCAAGAAAAATGAGATTATTACTAAAAATTTCATCTATGATGACATCATCTACAATATAAAAGTCATAATACATGACATACATAGATCTAAATTGAATTAAAATTTTAGTTATTATTAACTTAGTGGTCAACTTATCATTAAGAATATCAGGTATATTTAATAACTCAAATAAATTTCCTATGGTATTATCAACCTTAAGTAAATGAATGTATGTTTTATAATCTGGTTTTCGTATACCTGGGCCATGAACTTCTCCAAGATAAGTTAAATTGGTTCCTTTTGTTTCCATTAATTCATCGCAGAATATGACAATTTCTAGTTCTGAATAATTCAACGTTTTATTTATTAGTTGATATTTAATTCGTCGATTTGAATGTGAATCTTCAATAATATAATTATTACGCAAAAAATTAAAATTATCAGGAGTTATGTCTTCGTAAATGGTGTCATATATTTTATAACCGATTATGTTTCTTATGTTTTCGGATGGAATTCTAAAAAAATTTTGTGGAGCTTTTTTATCTTTTTTGTTTAATTTTACATTTGATACAATAATATTAGAGTATAAGTATTGATGCTTATTTAATATTAATTCTACTGATTCGTATCCTTCTTTATTAGGCTCAACTATTAAATTAATGATTTCTATCGTTTCAGAAGAAGGTTGTTCAAGCGTAAAAATAATTTTTTCTTTTTTAATAACTTTTTCTAAGTTGGGATCTATTTTAAAATATCTTAAATTTCTATTAGCTTTATTTTCTCTAAATATATTGTTAATTTTATTAATATCTGTAAAAATATTTTGTAAATTATTTTTATAAATTGCAGTAGTATTAATATAAAATTTAGAAGAAAATTTTGGTATTGACCTTAATTTATTAATTAAATATTCTAAATATTCTAAATTTATGTCTGAATGTGGTAAATAATATATCTCAAGAATATTTTTAAGATAATCTCTTAATAAAAACTCATATTTATGTTTAAATTCAGTTGTTAATAAATTCCAAAATAGTCGGTTATATGTATTAGTATTGATATCATATTTAAAATGAGATTTAAAATTATTAAAATTCAATATATAAGTCATACAATTTTTAATTCTAATTATATCAATATTAGGTGACATATTATTCATATTTAATATTGTAGATTTATCAAAATTAAATATATATTTTAGAATATTAATTTTAATATTTTTTAATTTATCTAACAAATCATCATTAGGATAAAATAATTGAATATAATAATTTATAAATGCTAATATTGTGGAAGCTTGAACTATTACATATTTAGATATTGATTCTTTTGATATATTAAATATTCCTTCATAATACTTCCATCCATTACCATTTTTTTCCCAAACTGATTGAAGAATGTTACTATTTCCTCTTAAATAATTATATAAAACTGATGACCAAACAAATGTATCTAATGTTGAAATTGAATAAATTTTATCTTTGTAAATGTCACTACTAAATATTAAATCACCTATTGTTTTATTTCCCAATAATAATAATTGTTTCTCTGCAACATTCGTACTATGAAAAATGTAACCTTCTCGAAGATTATCATTATAATTTGTGTGGGAATAACTAATTTCATCATTCTCACTTATAATTTGTTGAATAAATCCAGTTAACTTATCAATTACATTATCATATAAATCTGTTAGTGAAAATATTATAAATGATGATTTTTGAACCTTTCCTTTTGTTCTGCTGTATTCAATTTTATGATCAGAAAAAATTATATTATTCATTTCTAATAAAAAATTTATAGATAAATCACCACTAAATAAAAAAATAGCTTTAATAAGATTATTTTTATCAATAACTACAACAATTTGTATCGGTTTAGTTTGGTAATAATATGATCTAACATGATAATTATAAAATCCATAAACATGATAAAATACTGTATCATTTATTATTGTTTTGTCACGTATAGTTTGTTTACATGCATCAAATGATGATATTGGTTCTGTATTTATTTCGAAATTAATTTCTGATGATAATTTCAATTCTAAATTATCTTCAATAAATTGTTTACAATTACTCCCACACAATTTCTTAAATTCATCTTTTTTAAGTATATTAAGACTTTGATAATATTTAACTAATTTTTTAAAGTATAATCCACGACCACTTTCTCTGTAAGTAAATTTTAAAGAATTTATATCAGCACCAGTATTCTGAATAATATTTACTATCTCTTTACAATAATAAACAAATCCTAATTCTTGAGTCACAATGTTTCCAATAGTACTTGCGTTAAAATTTGGAAGAATTACGTTAGCGTATTGGTCAGTATTTTTTTTCAATTCTAATATTTTATAATTTTTAAAATATTTAAGTTTATAATTGTTACACTTTACACTACTACTACTAACATTACAAGCATTATTAAATTCATTATTGAAATCAAATGAGATAATGATTTCTTGTAATTTGTTGTAATACACATTTTTATAAAGAACATCGTGCATAATATCAGCACCATCTAGATAACATTTATATTTTAAAAAGTCATTTAAATTATCATTATATTCAGATTTTAAAGTTTGAGGTGTTTTATCTTCAGGAATATGTTTAACAAGATGTTTAAAGGAATAGTATGTTTCAACATCATCATTAGATACATACGTGCGATTATAAATAACTTCCCCGTTGAATTTTTGGAAATCATCAGTTAATAAACAATTTCTATATTTTCCTACATATGAGTCATTTTTATTTTCATTTAATGAATCTATGATATTAGCATAGATGTAACATATGTCATCAAAGTCAGTTGATAAATATTCATTTAAATTTATATAAATGTCATTCATATATTTATCAATTTCATCATCATTTATCATCACAATTGATGGTGGTTGGTATACTTGTGATAAATGAATGTCAGGATTTAATGTCAAATTAAATTCTAGATTTGATTCACTGCTTCTGGGCTTAGATAAAACTGGAACTGAGACATTTTTAACTCGACTACGATTACTTTCATTTTTTCTTCTTATATCGCTTATTTGTTTTTTTTCTTTTATTTTATCTTCTTGACTTATTTTTGGTGTTTTTTTTTTAGATGACATTATATATATTTAAATAATATTTTATTTTTTTAATTTAAAACCAATTTGGCAATTTATGATTTTTTTTGTCCTTTTGACTTGCCATTATTGGATTAGCTATAGGTACAGCCATTGTACTAATATCTGACAAATATTTTAAATATCCTTGTGCTTCCAAATAAACTTTTTGAATACAATGATCCAAAACCATGCTATTTAATGCATCTATTTGTTTTGATATATTTGTAGATTGATTTATTGAATGTTGTAAATAAATAGCTCTCATTATTATTTTAATTGAGTCACAATCTTGAGGACCAATAGTATATTGTCCATTAGATTTTCTATAAACACCTGCTCTTATACCGTTTTGAATAATTTGAATATTAGTGTCAGAAAAATAAGCTTTAGATAAAGGTGTTTCATCAATTTGCCCTATTAATGGTTCCTGATATGTGGTACATTGATTAGCGGGTATTTTATCATACATTGCGAATAAATTAACTATATCAGGTTCAGTATATGTAGTCTTTGGTCCAGTATATAAATTTATTCTTCCATTAGAACTTTTAGAATAGTCCATAATATAATCTATATTTATAAAAAAAATATATAATTTATTTATATAATGGAAATTGATTTTAAAAAAAAAGTTATATTGTTTTTTTCAATACTTTTAGTAATTATATTATTTATTATGGCATATACAATAAATAAAAAATCAAGTGATTTAACATGGCCACCTTACATTGCTAATTGTCCTGATTATTGGTTAGATTTGTCGTCAAATGGTTCAAGATGTTTCAATAGTCATTCTTTAGGAAGATGTGCTATACCATCATCAAATAATAAAAACACTGTTGATTTTACAGCAGATGTATATACTGGTTCAGAAGGAGATTGTAATAAAAAAAAATGGGCAACAAATTGTGGCGTAACGTGGGATGGAATTACTTATGGTTATGGAAATAGTGATCCTTGTTACACAGATTAAAATATAAATATAAATTTATAAATATAAGCATATGAATATAGATAATTTACCATTTGAATTATTAAATATAATATTTTCTTACATTCCAGACGTTAGTAAATTAAGATTAAATAAATATTATTATGAAAAATATCATCCAATGGTAAGAAAAAATATAAAAAATGGTTCTTGTGAGTCTTATATAAGAAGTATGATTAGACGAGATAATAATTTTATCATGAAACATTTAATTAGAGAAAATTATGTAAGATGGACAAGGATGATTGATTATTACAATGGAGGTTTAACATTTCATAATTATATATCATTTTTAAGATATTATTGTGATGAATTCAATTCAAAAAAATGTGAGGAAGAAATAAATAATTATATAAAAGAAAATATAGTTGGAAAAAATCTAATTTTAAAAAATTAAAGTATATTTTAGATTAAAATTTATATAAAAGAAACTAATTATTTATATAAAATGAATATAAATAATTATGAAATAAATGAAAATATAAATTTAAATACTTTTTTAAATAGGGAAGAAGAATGCAGTAAAATAGCTATTTTTTTAAGAGATTTTGAATTAAATAAAAATAATTTACTTATTAAACGTGGATTATATTTATATGGAAATTCAGGAACTGGAAAAACAACATTTATAGTAAATTTATTATCTAATTTAGGATATGATGTTGTGAAATATGATGCAGGCGATATTCGAAATAAATCAGTAATTGAAACAATTACAACTCACAATATGTCAAATAGAAATATCATGTCAATGCTTCATAAAAAAATAAAAAAAATAGTGATAGTCATGGATGAAATTGATGGTATGAATAATGGAGACAAAGGTGGTATAAATTCATTAATAAAAATAGTACGTCCAAAAAAAACAAAAAGACAAAAAACAGAAGAAATAACATCAAATCCAATTATTTGTGTTGGAAATTATTACATTGATAAAAAAATTAAAGAATTAATGAAAGTTTGTCATGTAGTTGAATTAAAAATTCCAACATCATATCAAATTACCAACATTTTAAATTATACAATTCCAACTTTACCTCAATTGTTATTAAATGATGTAATACAATTTATTCAAGGAGATTTAAGAAAAATGTTTCTTGTAATAAATTTATATAAAAATAATCCAAATTTAATTATTAATATAAATGACATATTTTATAAAAAATATTATAATGATGATACTAAACAAATAACAAAAAAACTATTAAATAATAATTATTTATTAAAAGAACATCAAACAATGATGAATGAAACTGATAGAACTATAGTTGGATTATTATGGCATGAAAATATTATAGAAGTTATTGGAAAAATGAAGAAAAGTATTTCAATTCCATTTTACATGAAAGTATTGAATAATACATGCTTATCAGATTATATAGATCGTGTCACATTTCAAAAACAAATATGGCAATTTAATGAAATGACTTCATTAATAAAAACATTTAAAAATAATAAAATTTATCATGATAGTTTTAAAAAAACATATAAATATAATCCATGTGAAGTTAGATTTACAAAAGTTTTAACTAAATATTCAACTGAATTTAATAATACTACATTTATTCAAAATTTATGCCAACAATTAGGAATGGATAAAAAAGATATGCTATCATTTTTTTTAGATTTAAAAAATAATTTTTCAGATAATGAATTATTTTCATTATTTGAAAATTATGAAATATCTAAATTAGATATCAATCGTATTTACAGATATATAAATAAATATACATGTGAAAATAGTGATACTAACATTGATGATTTAGAAATTGATGAAGACATAGAATTTAATTAATTTCTATTTATAATATGTTGTTTAGTGATGATAAATTTTTTATGCCATTCTTCTTTAGTTTTTTGAGATATAACACATTTTTTACCCATGACACGTTCAACTTGTTCTGGAGAATCAAAATAAAAAAAAATTGGTTCTTTATTTTTATCACATGCCCTACTATCAATCACAGAAAAAAATAAATTTTCGTCAGATGACCCAACTTTGTAATTAGTTCTATGTCCTGTTGTTGCACTATGAATGTACGTTCCTTGTCCTCTTGAACCAAAAATACATGTTTCATTTCCATAATCGTCATATCCAATTACAACTTTATTTTTCTTATTTTTTTGTTTAATTTTAATAAATGTGTTATTTTTTTTTGATGATACATCACTCATTTCATCAACTTCACCTTCATAATAAAAATTATCATATTCATATTCTTCAGTAGGCATTTATTAATTTATTTGATAATGTATATATTTAATTTGTCTTTAAATATATTTTATAATATTGATATATTTTTATTTTTTATTTTTATTTTTATTTTTATTTTTATTTTTCTTTTTAGAATTTTGAGTTTGAGCAATTTCTGGTGATGGTTGTTCTTCAGTAATTTCTCGCAATGTTTGTTGTTCAGTAATTTTTTTTAATGGTTGTTGTTCAGAAATTTGTAATTTTAAAGCTTTTATTTCATCTGTGTAAGATTTATTTTTTTTTATTAATTCTGAAATTATAAAATTTTTATCTTCTAAATTTTTTTCATAATCAATAATTAATACATCAATTGCTATGTTAGTTGTTTTATATTTATTTACAAATTCATTTAATTTTTTAGAAACTAACATACCTATTTTTTTTTTTTCTTCAACTTTTTTAACTTCTTCTAATATGAGAGGTTTATATTTTGGATTCCCTGGATCATAATCATCTAAAATTTGATTAACATTTTTTACATAAAAATTTATTAATTCAGAATTATTCATAAAATGAAAAACATTATATTTTGAAGGTTTTGCGAGTGAAATCTCAGGATTTTCTAACATTCTATCTTTATTTAATGAATTATGCTTATGAGAAAATACTAATATAGTTTTTAATGTATCTAATTGTACAAATGGAATAGTATAATTTTGTAAAAAATTCTTTTCTTCTGCTATCAATGCCTCATTATCATATGATGAAACTAACAACGTTTCTTTTTTAAATGCGAATGTAGCTGCAGTAGCATGATTAGGTCCATATGGTCCAAATTGCATTATAGATTTAATCGAATCAAAATATATATGCATTTCACTAGATCCAGCAACTAAAGCATTTGGATTTGACATTAATGTTTCTACAGCATGAGATACACGTTCAGGAGGATAATAATCATCATCATCCATATAAACAATTATATCTCCTGAACATTTTGAATGCATTAAATTTCTTTTTTTCCCTAAACTCATGTGTTCTGGAAAATAAAAATATTTTACTTGGGGAATATCTTCAAATAACTCACCAACAGGATCAAAACCATCATCTATAACTATCCATTCCATTTTTTCTTTTGGATATGTTTGATGTTCAAAACATTTTTTTATATATGGAATAAATGGGCGTCTATTGAATGTTGGAGTACATACACTCACAAATGGCAATTCTTTGTCATTCAAAACTAAAAGTTTTTGAGATGTTAATGATTCATCAATCAATATAGTTGTCATTCGTTTATTATTTAATTTATATTTTTTTATATATTTAAATGTATTATTTTTATTCTTAAATTTATATTTTTTATTCTTAAATTTATATTTTTTATTTTTAAATTTATTTTTTATTCTTAAATTTATATTTTATTCTTAAATTTATTTTTTCTTGTTTTAAAGTTTTGATTAAATTTTTTGTCAAATATATTAGTTTTTTTTGTTTTATTTTTTTTGTTGAATATTTTTTTAGTTTCATTTATTTTATTATTTCTTTCATTATATCTTCCATTATATCTTAAAAAATATGTTTCATATTCTTTGCTATTTTTTTTTATTTTTTTATATTTTTCATTTTTTTCTGAAAAAATTTCTTTTAATGTTTTTTGATGTCCATAACAATTTATACTAAATCTTTTCAATACACCTTTTTGTGCCAATCGATTTTTTGCTTGAACTTCAAATAAATATTTTGACATACATAATATTCTATTTTTATCATAATATTCAGAATCTACATATAAAAATGCTAAATAAAAACTTAACATTGTATCAATTGTCGCAATTTTTAATGTTGTTTTTCCACTTTTTATTGTATTATAACTATGACAAGCTATGGGATTATAAATAAACGCTATTGTATTTTTTCCAATTTTAATCTCAAAATGTTCTGGTATTATTTCACCTATTTTATTGTGTTTTATAATAATAGAATTATGAATATTATCATCCTCCAATTTTTTTTTAATTTTATTAGTAAGTTCTAGAGGATTTTCAGATAAAACATCAAAATCTGGTTTATCTTCAAATTCTTTACTTAATTTATGTGACATATATTTAGAATATTTTGAAAGAGCATATGAACCAAAAAATATGACTTTTTCATCAATAAATATTTTTTTTAATATGTTATAAATTTTTGTTTCTTCATTTTTTTTCATTTTCACATTTCTTTGAAAATTTACATTCTTACAATTTCTTGCTTTTAATGGATAATGTTTATTAAGCAATATCAATCTTTTTAAAATTTTTTCCCATCTAGAAACATCACCAAAAGGTCTTGATAATTCTAAATACATAGACATTCTCAATAAATTTGGAGGAGAATGTAACATTTCATCAACTTCAATTGAATCTTTTTTAATAGAATTAAATAAAAGTTTTGGAACTTGAGTAATATCAGCTATAGGAATAAAATTAACATAAACTTTATATGTGCCTTCATGCATTGCTGATTTAGCTTCACATTCTTTAAATCCATTAAAAATATATAAATCAACTAATTCTTTAGCATCATTAATAGCATTATAACTATACATATCATAATCAGGAAATACATATCTTTTATCATAAAATTGTTCTTTTTTGGGTAAAAGATTATTTATAGCAGTTCCTCCATATAAAATTAATTTTTTTCTTTTTATAAAATTTTCTAATATGTCAAATATTATTTTTATTTCTGGACTTTTTAATTCTTCTTGATTTGTTTTAAATTGAGCATTATCAACTGATTGACGTAAAATAACTAATTCACATTCATTAAAAGTTAAACCTTTACATATATTTTTTGTTGACATGAATATATAATATGTATTTAAAATTTATATTTCAAAACTATAAAAATCTGAAGATATGTCTTTCGTAGCATATGATAATTCTGGATTTTGTGCTGGAGGAGCAGGCAATAAAATATCTTTTTGTCTTAATCTTTCTGGTTTTAATACGAATGCGAATCCTTTGATATCAAAAAACATATTATTTTCTTTTATAAAATCGTCATATAATTGATATCGCATTGCTAACATTTGACATCCCATTTCTTTCATTACTATACCACTTGGATTTTCAGGATTATTTCCTTTGTCAGGCATTCCAATTGTCATTCCTAATTTATTAGCTTCAATTAATTCATTCATATCTGGAGTATACTTTATGTCATAATAATGTAATGCTCTCATAAAAACTGAATTACTAGTCATATTTACATATTCGTAAAATTCTTGTGTATCCATATATGCTGGATTACTTTTATCAACTATAATTGAAATTTTACTTTTTAAATCAACCAAAGGGGTATTTCCAAAATTTGTTCCTTGACATTCATAACTATATTTTTTATCAAGCAATCTTTTTTCAGAATATTTTTCAAAAATTTTTGCGAAATTTTTATACATGGCATTATTATCACTTTTAATTCTAAAATGAAAAATTACTGGATCAGTTGGATTAGGACATGTGCTATTATTGAAAGCATATTCATCTACTATTTTAATTGCTTCTGAAAATTTAACAAAATTAAATGTTCCTTTATTATAGTAATTATTACTATCATCTGTGGTTGTTGATATTACAGGCTCATCATCAATTGAAAATATTTCAAAATCAAATCCACGAACCCCTTGTTTTATTAAATCTTTTAATATACATGTATCAACATAACTATTTGAATAATTTCCTCCACTACAACAATTATAAGCAGTTTTAATATAATAATCTTTTAATCTATGTTTGTAGTCTTCCAAATCATAATTGACACTTCTAATTTTTCCATTTAAATCTCCATATAGAGCATCCATATTATTACACAATCTTTTTTGTAATGTATAATAATAAGCAAATAATCCAAGACCAATACATAAAATTAATATAGATAAATAAATCATTATTGTTACAGCAGTTTTATCATTAATATTAGTTACATTTGTCATATTCATTATATTATAATAATATAAAATATAAAATATAAAATATAAAAAAGTATTTTAAATTAAATTATAAATATATAATTAATATAATGCCTGGAGGTCTTTTAAATTTAGTTTCTACTGGACAACAAAATATATTATTGAATGGAAATCCAAGTAAATCCTTTTTTAAATCTACTTATCGTAAATATACAAATTTTGGATTACAAAAATTTAGAGTAGATTTTGAAGGTGCCAAATCATTACGTCTCAGTGAAGAATCTACTTTTACATTTAAAATACCAAGATATGCGGACTTATTGATGGATTGTTATTTGTCAGTTAATTTACCAAATATTTGGAGTCCAATATTGCCACCACAACAAATTACTGACACAACTATTTCTCAAAATCTTGGAAATGTTGAAAAATGGGCACCTTATGATTTTAAATGGATTGAACATATTGGAGCCAAATTGATAACCAAAATTAGTATAACATGTGGAAATTATACATTACAAGAATATTCGGGAGATTATTTATTATCATCTGTTCAACGTGATTTTAATGGAACAAAACGTTTGTTATTTGATGCCATGATAGGACATACACCAGAAATTATAAATCCAGCAAATGCTGATGGTCGTGTTAATGCTTATCCGAGTGCTTATTATAATGAAGACCCTGTAGGATCTGAACCTTCTATTAGAGGAAGAATTTTATACATTCCTTTAAATAACTGGTTTGGATTAAGGTCTCAAATGGCTTTTCCATTGATTTCTTTACAATACAATGAATTACATATAACTATTACTTGTCGTCCAATTAATCAATTATTTGTTATACGTGATGTTATGGATGAAACAAATAATTATCCTTATGTAGCTCCAAATTTTAATCAATGGTATATGCAATTTTACAGATTTTTACAACCTCCACCTGATATTGAAATAGGAATTAATTCATACACTGACAAACGTGAACTATGGAACACAGATATACATTTAAATTGTACTTATTGTTTTTTATCTAATGAAGAAGAAAAATTGTTTGCTACTTCAGAACAAAAATATTTGATAAAACAAGTTAAAGAAAATATTTTTCATAATGTCACTGGTCCTAATAAAATAGAATTAGATTCTGTCGGATTAGTTGCTGATTGGTTATTTTATTTTCAAAGAAGTGATGCTAATTTAAGAAATGAATGGTCTAATTATACTAATTGGCCTTATAATTATTTACCTGTTAATGTAGTGGTGGCTCCAACATCTGGCGATTTTTTAGTTTATCGTAATAGTTCTACAGGAACATTAGTAGAAACATACATTGGTCCTGGCGTGAATCCTGATGGAAATTTAACTGGATATTTTATCAATCAATTGTATAATCCACAAAATGATAAAATGATTTTGTTAGCACTAGGAATATTATTTGATGGTGCTTATAGAGAAAATATTCAACCTGCTGGTGTTTATAATTTTATTGAGAAATATGTTAGAACAAGTGGATATGCTCCTGCTGGATTATATTGTTATAATTTTTGTTTAGATACAGATAATTCTATTTTACAACCATCTGGTGCTATAAATATGAGCAGATTTTCACAAATTGAATTAGAATTTACAACAATTATTCCTCCTTTAGATCCATTAGCTCAAAGTTTAACTATATGTGACCCTGAAACAGGTCTTATAATTGGTGTTAATAAACCTACATGGAGAATATACGATTATAATTTTGATTTACATTTATTTGAAGAAAGAATTAATGTTGTTTATTTTCTTGGAGGAAATGTTGGAATGGTTTATGCTACATAGTAATATTAAATACAATTATACCAACACTAAAAATAAAAAATTCAATACATTAAATAATATAATTTCTTTTTATATTATTTTTTAAATATATATTATTTTTTATAAAAATTGATTTTTATTTTATTTTATATTATTTTCAATATAACATAAAATAACTTACATGTCTCTATTCATTGAAAAATATCAACCAACAACTATTTCTCAAATTATCGGAAATAAAAAAATATTACCAGACATTTTTAAATGGATTCAATGTCCCACCACGAAATTATGTTTAATTGATGGACCAACTGGAATAGGAAAATCATTATGTATTAAATTAATATGTAATGAATTAAATATTCAATCTTACTATGTTGACAATTTAAATGAAAATGTTGATATAAATATTTTAAAATCATTAAATCGAATTAATCCAATGACAAATAAAAAAAATTATATTATTATTGAAGAAATTGATACAATTACTAATTTAGTTCTCGATGAAATTGTTAAAGATATCAATAATATTCATGTTCCAATTATTTGTATTAGCAATACAAATTATATTCCATCTATAAAACCAATATCAGATAAAATTACAAATTTTAAAATGTTTGCTCCATATGATAATGAAATTTTGACATTTCTATATCCCATTTTAAGAGAAAATAAAATTTTTATAAAACAAAATGAATTAAATGATATTATAAATAATTGTAATCATGATGTAAGATATATTCTCAACACTATTGAAATGATGACATATGATAAAAATAAAAATAATAATAATAAAATAAATTTTAAAGATCATACTTCACTTAATATGTTTGAGATAAGCAAAGGATTATTTGATATGGATAAAACATTTGATGAAAAATATAATTTATTCTTTTTAGAATATTCAATTATGCCATTATTTATACAAGAAAATTATATTAATAATACATTTAACGTAAAAGATATCATTAAAAAAATGGAAAATATTTCAGATTCAGCAGAATCGTTAGCAAATGGTGACGTAGTTGAAAGAATGTTACATGAAAATAATGATTGGGATTTAGAAAAATATATTGCAGTTTGCGATATTGAAGCTACTACTGAAAAATGTAATACAAAAATAATAAAATTTCCTGAATATTTTAAAAAAAATAAAAAACAATTCAGCAGTTATGAAAATTCTTTAAAAAATATAAATTATTATTTTCCAATTGATACACAAATTGATAAATTATCTGTCGAAAAAAAACAAAAAATAACTAAAAAATCATCAAATGAAAATAAAAAAAATAATTTAAGTAAAAAAATAAATAAAAATGAAAATAATGAATCTATTATTCTTAATAAATTACCTAAAAAAAATAAGGAAATAAAAAAACAACAAACACAACAACAAACACAACAACAAACACAACAACAAACACAACAACAAACACAACAACCAACACAACAACCAATACAACAACCAATACAACAACCAATACAACAAACACAACAACCAATACAAGAAACACAACAACCAATACAACAAACACAACAACAAGAATCAATAATAGATTGTGAAGAAATGGTATTTGATGATTTTACAATTGAAGAATATATTGAACCAGAAAAAATAAAAAAAATAAAAAATAAAATAATTTTAAAACTTGTCAAAATTGAAGAAGATAAACGATTAGATGAGAATGTAATTACATGTGAATGTGGAATAACTATTAAAAAATCAAGCAAATCATCACATTTAAAAAGTAAAAAACACACAGAATTATTAGAAAAAAATAAAAATCAACTTTTAAAAAAGTTGAGCAAAAATAAAAAATAAAAATATTTTCCTAAATATTCTTATTTTTCAAATTGAACGCATTCATATATTTTTATTATATGCCGAAGCTGTTGTTTCATAATATTGTCCAGTAGCTGATGTAGTTGTAGGATATACTGAAACAATTTTTTTCTCAAATTCATCTAACGGATTATTAAATAATTCTTTACGATTATATAATTCTATTCCTTTATTAAAACTTTTAATCCAATCATTGCCTCCAGAATAATATAATGGTGCTGAATTATTTTTTGATCCTACATATACATAATCCATTTGTTCATTATTTTTTGATAATTCCTTATAATATGGTTCAACTTTTGGAGATTTATTCTTTGGTATATTTTCACATCCTGTACAATCATAATCATTTGAACATTGTTCGCCAGTTATAGCACATGTATTTCCTGGACCACAAAAATTTTTACAACTAAATGGGAATGTTATTGGCAAATCAACAGTTTTTGAATATTCATCAGAATATGTTGATTGATAACCTTCAATATTTGTCAGTATAAAATGTGTGAATATACAATAAATCATAATTAATCCCAATAAAAATAAAAATATATTGATTTTCATATTGAATATTATATTATAGGTTAGAAATAGAAATATTCTAAAATTTAATATATAATTATTATAATATGTCTGCTGAAACAAATAGCATTGAAGAAAAAAAAAGTTTAACAGAAGAAATTAGTGATAATTGGTCTTCATTTTCAATTGGGTTATCTAGTTCTATCGTTTTAATAATCATATTTGTATGGATTTTAGGAAGTTGTCTTTTATATACAACTAAAGTATCTCGATCAAATATAATTCCAACTAATTTTACAAATACTGAATTCAATGGATTTGTTAATGCTAATTATGTTAGAGAATTTTCTATAACAACTGAAAAACCATATATAAATATAGGAAAATATACAGCACAAGAATTAGAATTTTTTAAAGATAGTCCAAGTTGTATTGAAAGTTTTTTAAATTATTTAAAATCTTTCAACACAAAACTAACTTCATACATGTATGAATTATTTAAAGATTTTTTTACAATAAATAATTCTATTATTACAAATATTTATAATTTACTTTATGGATTCAATGAATCATTTTTAATGTTATTATCTCCATTTATTTATTTATTTATTATAATTTTTTACTCAATATTTTATTTTTGGGGATTATCTTTTTTTCAAATATATAAATTAACTGAATTAATTATGTTTTCTCCAGATGGAAAAACTTATTTTTGGTCTTCCATACATTCATTTTTAAATTATTTATTATTTCCATTTTATTTTTTTTCAATTATAATTGGTTCTTTTCTAATATCATTCATTACAAGTTTTTTCTCAATTCCATATATTCTACTTAGTCCATTATCTTATAAATATTATTTAACAGGTGATATTCCTAATTCACAAAAAGAAAAACAAACTCATGGATTTTTAGATTTTTGGTTTAGTTTCTTTAAATATAAAATTTCTTTTGTAATGATTTTAATTTCTTTATCTATTCTTAGCAATGCTAATTTATATTTAAATAATATTTTAATTGCTGGCTCAGTTTTAGCTATAATTATATTAACATTCAGCGGAATATATGATTATGTTTCCGACCCAACAGATATGACTCAAATAACAAAAATTATAAAAAAATTTAATAAAAATAATTCATTTACTTAAAAATTATATTTGCTAATACATAATATGTCAATGAGAAGATAATTGATAAAAATGTTAATCCATTAATATTATAATTTCCATCAGGTGAAAATAAAAATGTAAAATATTGAAATAATGTATTCTTAAATATAGGCATTTGAAAAATAAAATATAAAATTCCTAACAATAATGGAAATTGTAATTCAGAATATATTTTATTTAAATTATTATTTCCTCCACAACTCATATTGTAAACATCATCATCATCCTCAATATATTTATTATTTGTATCTTTTGGAACATAATTAGGCATCGCTTCCTTATCTGATACTAGATGATTACTTGTCATTGGTATGTCACGACTTGGAAGACGTGTAGCCCCTGATAAACTTGCTTGCTGTAATCCATTAACTATTTGACTTATGCTAGCTTGATCTAAAGAAACTGATTGATTAGATTTCTGACCTCCAGCATCTTGTATTTGTATCTGAATATTTCCATCATTCATATGATTGCTAGGTAAATCATTTAAATTTGTCATCATTTCAGCCATAGATGTATTACGTAAATATTTAACTAACAAATAATTTACGCATTTAAGTTAGTAAACTCCAATAAATTTATTTTTTTACTAAGAAGTTTTTTACTCCAATGTAAAGCAAAATTTTATTTTTATTTTATATTTTATATTTTATATTTTATACTTTTCTTAAAATTATAAAAAGTATAAAAAATATAATAATATTTAATTCAATGTTTTTCTTTTTGGATCACATTTTATTAAATTTGTTTTCATTTCATAACATTTATTATTAATTTTATAAATTTGTCCATCAATTTCTTCCATTGGTGGTGCTTTTATGACATTACATTTAGAACCTTTACAAACACTCCTAAATAACGTAGCTAATCCTATACCTAACAACATTGACATTAAGTATTTACCTGTTTGACTATTGATAAATTTATCTAAGTGCATCTTATATATTTATATCATATTAATTTTGTAAAGGAATTGTTTTTATACTTAGAGGATTGAAAGGACATTTTATTTCAGTTGGTTTAAATTCGAAACATTCATTTGACTTATCTTTATATTGATATTTTAAATAATTATCTAATGTTGGGTAAATATATATTGTTTTTGTTTCAGGACCTAACATATATATAAAAAATAATCCGATAGAAAAACTTATTAAAAATGTGTATAAACAAATATGTTTTGTAAACATTATATATATTATCATTATACATTTATTTTTCTAATGCTTCTGTTGCTTCATTTAATGTTATTTTTTCACCTATTTTTTTTGGAACGGATGATATTTTAATTAATTCATCTTTAACTAACTTAACTGGTTCTTCTTCTGATTCAAATTCAACTTCAGCTTCAAATTCTAGGTCATTTATAACAGGTTCTTCTTTTTCTGATTCTTCTTTTTCAAATTCTACTTCAAATTCTAACTCTTCAGATTCTTCAGGTTCAACTTCTTTTTCTTTTATTTTTAATTCTCTCTTTTTTGTTTTTGTCTTAGATGATGTTTTACCAATATTTTTTAATGTTTTGCTAGATTTACTTTTTAATTGAGATTCAGATTTTTCTTTCAATTCAGATATTTTTAATTTACTTTTTTTAGTTTCTTCTATTTTACTTCCTTTGATAAATTTTACAACTTCATCGACATCTTTATCATAAAAATTCATTCCTTCAAAAGAATATTTTGATTGAACTAATATTTTATTTTTATCTTCATCATAATTTATATACATTGTCTTATATTTCAAATCACGTATTTCTTTTAATTTAGGAATTATTTCATTTATATACATATTTATAGCATTAGTCAACATATTATCATCATAATTATCTATGTATTTTTTTATATAATCCTTAAATTCCATTATTTCTGATTGATTTAGTGAAATTATTAAATTTCTTAATTTTTCACTTTCTTCAGGATTATCGTTTATTGTTATATTCTCTTCAGTAAATTCACCAATTATATTTGAATAATGCAATATACCCTCTTTATATTTTTGAAATTCATCAATGTATTCTTTTTCATTAACATTATTTTTTCCTAAAAATAATATTTTATTTTTTAATTTTATTATTTCTAATTGATATTTATTTAATTCTTCATTATTTTTTTTTATTAATTTATCATATGATTCACGAAGAGATTTATGTATTTCAATATCTAAATCACATGGATTTAACATATTTCCACAATTCGCAGTAAAAACAATCACCTCATTTTTATTATTATATTCTTCATAATATTTTCTTTTAAATATTGTTCCCACCGGTTGTTTACAATTTATACAAAGTGGTTTTTTTAATTCTTGAAATTTTTGACGTTTTGTTAATTTAGAATAATTGCCTAGCACAATTGGTTTTACATATTTATCATAATAATCTTTTTCATATTTGTTTTTTAAATTATAATATTCCAATAAAATATCATCAACATTTAATTTATTTTCATCATTCACCATTTCATCATCCATTATATAAATTATAATAATAAATTATATTATTATAATTGTATTTAATATTCTGTATCCCAATGTGGCAATCCAGTAATTAATTCTTGTTCTTCTTTCTTTCTAGCATCTTGATAATTTTTTATTTTTGATAAAATATATTTTTTCTTTTCTATTTCTTTTTGCTTTATTTCTTCTGGTGTTAATTTTCCCTTATATTTCATTAATAATACAATTCCTAAAATTATAATAAAAAATATTAGCAACCCAATATTAACCATTAAATTTTTATAATTTTCTTTAAAAATATGACATTGTTTTAATGTTTCATTTAAAAAATATCTAACACCTGGCTCTGTCAATATTGGTTTAGTATATTTTTGAATTACATTCATTATAATATATATAAATTATCAAAAAAAATACTCCTAACTATATATAATGGATGTTTCTTTACTATCATTAGTCATATTTTCAATAATAACATTTATGTATTTTTCATTTATAAAACCACCATTAACATTAGAAATTTTAAATAGCAAAGAAGGATTGAATGCCTATTATTCTTCCACTTATTCTACACTAGGAATCTATTTATTATTAATTCTTGTCAGTCAATTAGGATTGAATATTAGTTATTTAGCAACTAAATGTGGTGGAAGCATGTCGAAAAATGCTATTGTTGCTATAATTTACACTTTTGTTCCTTGGTTACTAATGTTTGGTGTTTTGATTGCTGTTTTATTAATTTTTCCAGGATTTAAAAGTGTATTTTCTGATGTAATTGGATATTATGTCGTATATTCAAGTGCTAATCAAATTTTTTCTAAAATATTGATGGACAATTCTATTAATGATTCCATGAAAAATTCTGATGAATCTACCAGAAAAGAAATGCAATCTGCCGCCGAATTAATAATGAAAATGGTTGGCAATAAATCAGTATTAATTAATGAATTAAATCCTGATAATTTTATGAAATTATGGGATACATTAAAGCCCCTCATGGTTAGTAATTATTATTCTGATCAAATAATAAAACAAGAATTATTAGATTTAGTTTCATTGAGAGATAATATTGGTGAAGGATTTTGGTACTTATACACTGGAATATTAATTTCTTCAATTGTTTATTATAATTTATCGAGTAGTGGTTGTGTGAAAGATGTTGCTACATTAAAACAAGAACAAGAAGATTATTTGAAAAAACAAGAAGAAATTGAAGCACAAAAGGCTAAAATGAATGAAGTAAAATATACTACGTAATGTAGAGAGCTGTGCTCCCCTATCGTTTCACTCAATCTCGTTTCACTCGCTACGACCCCTCTTAAGTTTATAGTTTTAGAAAAGTATTTGAATATTTTATAATAACTTAGATTATCTCAGCATAACAATATATTTATTTTTTATACAAATTAATAAAAAATAAAAAAAATAAAAAAAATAAAATATATAAAAAACAATAAAATGAGAAAAAGATTTATAAGGAAACATTGGTTCTACATTTAACATTCATCTTCCAATTTAAACGCTGCATTTTTATTATGAGGTTGAAAGAAACAACCATGTGTACTTAAATTTTTTACATCATTTATAATATTTGAATTTTGATGATCACAATTCATCATCCATATCTTAACAATACAAAAGTTCTTTTTTGGAGAAATTGTGATTCCTGCTATGTCTCTCAAGAAATCATTATTTGTGCTCAATGTATTTCCAACTAAGACATATGTTAAATCTTTCCAAACTTGACAAACATTTTTATTTAATACTTTGAAGGAGAAATATCCTCCATTTCTATTTCTAGGATGCTCCCATTCTGGCATGATGTTTTCTCGCATTATAAACATCATACAACTTTTTATAATTCCATCAGATAAACTTTCACTCACAGCAATACATTTTTCAACATCAGTAAATGTATCTACTTTTAAACAATTATTCAGATTCCATTTGACATTAGGTAAGTGAATCCATAAAGTCCATGATGATTCTAAAGAGTGAAATGTTGGTTGAATTTTGGTATTATCCATTTGTGAAATTATATCAGATGGTACCATATATATTATATAATATCTTTTCAATTTTTATATTCTTTTTAAATTTATTTTATTTAATACACTTATTTATTTTAATTAAAATTCCTTAATTAAAAATATATTCATTTTCCAATAAAATTATTTTTTTATTCATATCTAATATATTCATTTTTACATTTTGATCTATCAATTGTACAATATATAAAATATCTTCTTTAATTTTAAGTTTATGATATTTTTCTAAATAATATTTTATGAAATTTTTATCTATTACATTTCCTATGATATAATAATTATCTTTTTTACTATTTAATTTTATATCATATTTCTCATCTTCTGAAATTATTACTATCAAAGATAAAAATTTATATTTTACACTATTCCAATTTAATTCTACTGGAAAATTATTGTTTTTATTAATTATTATTTTATCATGAGGATAATTTCCTACATCTTTTGTAACTATCATACAATCATAATTTTCTTTCTTCCAATTCAAATAATCTGACATTTTTTTATTTTTTATTCCATTTATTCTATCATACAATTCAACATTTAATACTTGTTTTTGATTTACATCATAAATTATTTTTTTATGTACATAATTATATTTTATTTGCCAATAACTAAAAAAATATATTATATTATATCCAATTGTTGTTGCCAATGATTTCAAATAATCATTTATTATTTTCCACATTTGTATTATTTATAATTTATTATTTATTTTATTTTTATTTTATTTTATTTTTTATAATTTTTTATAATTTTTTATAATTTTTTATAATTTTTTATAATTTTTTATAATTTTTTATAATTTTATTTTATAATTTTTTATAATTTTTTATAATTTTATTTTATTTTATAATTTTTTATTTTATTATTTTTTTATTTTTTTTATTTTTTATATTTTTTTATTTTTTTTATTTTATAATTTTTTATAATTTTATTTTATTTTTTTATAATTTTTTATTTTATAATTTTTTATTTTATTTTATTTATTTTTTTTATTTTTTTTATTTTTTTTATTTTATAATTTTTTATAATTTTTTATAATTTTTTATTTTATTATTTTTTTTATTTTTTTTATTTTTTATAATTTTATTTTTTTTATTTTTTATAATTTTATTTTATTTTATTTTATTTTATTTTATTTTATTTTATTTTATTTTATTTTATTTTTTATAAAAATATTAAGAAAATTGTAAATCACTTGTGCCATAAGGATACATTGAATATCCCTTATATTCATCACCAAATCCTGTCGAATAAACTATTGTTGGACCTTCTGATTCACTTGTTGTAGTTGTTTCTGTATTTGTATTATAATTTGCTGTAGAAAAAACTAAATTTCCTCTAATTTTTTCTTCTTCTGGACAATTACTACATTCTACATTTATGCTTCCTGTTTCTGGATCATATCCAAAAACAAATAATAATATTCCAACAATAACTGACAAGAATATGAATGGAATAAATACTATTATCCAAGACATCCATGTCAAACCTTGTCTACATAAAAATTCTAACATTATTGTAAAAATTATAGTAACAATCATTTTCATTAGTGCCACATTTGGATGTCCTTTAAAAAAATCAATTATTATTTGTGTTACTGAAAAAGCAACATAAACTAACGCAGGAGAACATAATGAAATCATTTAACATATAATTAGAAATTAATATTTTGAAAAGTATTTGAATTTTTAACTAGATTTTTTTGATGACATTGCTATAACCATTGGTAAAATTGACATACACGCTAGAAATATAGGTACTAATATAAAAAATATAACAAAATACCAAGCAACTTTATTTAATCTATTCATACATAAAATATTTAATATAAATGTTATAAATAAAATTAATAATATTTCAAATAGTACATCTGTTTTTGGTATCCTTTTAATTCCTATAAAAAGAATTAATAAAGAAAATGATAAATACACAATTGATGCATTATGTAATTTTAATTCCATTAATATATTAAATTATAATTATTATTCACAATGAAATAATAATTATATTTTTAAAAAAAAATTTTTATTTTTTTATTTTTAAAAGACATTTTGGTTTAATATTTTTTAAATTTTTATTTTTTTCATCATTATTTTCTTCATCTGATGAGGTGTCTTCCGCTAAACTTCTTTCCGATGAACTATTACTTTTTATTGTTGTATTTTTCTTTTTATTTTTTTCAATTAAACATGAATTACCATCCATTATTTTTGATTCACATGTGACACGCCATTGGTTTCTTTCATATTTATTACTATCTGTCTCTACTATTTTATATCCTTGTTTTTTATAATAAGATTTTCTTTTACTCCATTGTCTTACAAATACATCATGAGCATCATATATATCATAAATTATAGGGTCATTGGTCGCATGTTTTGCTCTCAATACACGACCAATTGTTTGTACTACATCTGTTTTTGGTGTTATTAAAAATTCAGCATTCAATCCAGCAATATCTAATCCTTCATTTGCCATGGCATATGTAGCTAAAATAACTTGTTTTGTTTCACTTTTTTTTAGTTCAATTTCTTTCATTCCACCTACATAATATCCTACTGATGCTAAATTTTTACAAACAAATTTATTATAAATGTATTCTAAAATATTTAAATTATGTGCTAATACAATTGATTGGGTTTCTTGTATTGGTTTTACATCTAGATTTTCTATATAATTTTGTTCATATTTTAATACTTTATTACAATTAGGACATTTTGGAGATTTTGTTCTTTGTGTTTTTTCACCTGTTTTTTTATCTATCATTTCTACTATTTCTGGTTTAATATTTTTTAAACATATCATACAATATTTAACACATTCACAACAACTATTTTTCATTAAATAATTATTATTTCTTCCACATATTTCACAATTAGGAACACATTCATCCATTTGTTGCTTATTTATTACATATTGTTCTTTACTTGTATCATTTTTTCTTGTAAAATCTTTTATAACATCAATTATAAATTCAGTTCTACGATTATATTCACATACTTTACTTATCATTGAACTTATTTGTGGCTTTCCATCCCATGCTGTTATTGTTTCATTATATTCATCATCATTCGATAAAAATTTTATCCCTCTTATTTCTACCTCAAATGTAGTTTTTCGTTCTGCTTTATGTATCACATTTCCTAAAAACATTTTAAAAGCATCTGTAGTACCATCTTTGCGATCCATTGTAGCTGATAAACCAATCATATGCCTAGTAACTACTTTGAATAATGCATTCGAAAATGTTTCACTTGATATATGATGTACTTCATCAATAATAGTTAGACCAAATGAAGTGAATGTTTCAGCAGAATAATCTTTTAATACTAAACTTTGTAACATACACAAAACTATATCTTTATTTTCAATATCAATTGTCATTCCTTGAATTTTACCAATTCTAGCATTAGGTATAAATTGCTGTATTCTTTCTATCCATTGATTCATCAAAAATTCTTTATGAACTACAATCAACGTTTTTAAACTTACATTTTGAGATAATAAATTACAAATTAAGTGTAATGCTCCTGTTGTTTTCCCCCAAGCACAATATAATTCTAGCAATCCACAAGAATAAGGATTATTTCTTAAAAAATTCAATGTTTTTTCAATTACAGGAACTTGATAATCTCTAAGTGAACCATTAAATTGTAAATTAATCTCTTCACCATCAGGAATTGTATGTCTTTTTGGTGGACCAAATAATTCAATGCCATAACATCGTGGTAAATATAATTTATTATTTGATTCACGATAACATGGAAATGAATTACTAGAAGATATAGGAGCTCCTGGTGTATAAGGCTTAATAGTTAATTGATCTTTCATGAATAGCTGTATACGCATTGGTAAATCTTTTTTTAAAATTGTGTATCCTTTTGGACCCAAATATGTCTCAATATTTTGAGGAAATTCAATATCAACATTATTTTTGTTTGTCACATTTTTATTCATATTATTATTCTAAATATAATTAAATTATTATATCTTTAAATTATTATATCTTTAAATCTTTATAATATTGTAAAAATTTCATATTCTAATTTAGACAACATTTTTTTACAATATTATATTATAATATGAATTTTAACAACAAAAATATTTTACAAGCAATTTTAACAATTTTGTTTGTTTTTTACTTAATCACTGATAAAAAATTACCAACTCCTGTTGCTAATTTAATCGATACTCCTTTTGGTAAGGTTGTAATTGTAGTATTATCTTTATCATTATTTGCCTACGCTAATCCATTATTAGCCATTTTAGGTATGTGTGTTGCTTATTTTATGATAAATTCAGCAACAATACAAACCGGAACATATGGTTTAGAAGAATATACTCCAACTGAAAGCAAAAAATGGTCTTCATTTGAACCTAGACGAAATCACTCTTACACATTAGAAGAAGAAATTGTTAAAGAACGTGCTTCACAACGTTTTAATACTTCTTTCGTTAAAACTCCTTGGAGACCAATATTAGATAATAATCATAATGCATCACCCGCTAACACTTGATATTTCTTTCATTTTATTAATACCTTTAGAAACTAATTTAAATGATGATGCCAACCCATACAAAAAATATATAAGTATTAAAAATACTATTAATCCAATTATAAATTTAAACATGTCATTGTTTTTTAAATCTTCAAAAGAATAATCACTAGATGTATTTGATGTATCATTAACAACATCTGTTGTTTCTTCAGACTCTCCTGTTGGTTGACAATCTATATATATATCATCACTTGTTGCTGTATTAGGACCTTTAGAATTATAAAAAAATGGAACTCCTGACTTTGTCGTATAATAATTTTCTTTTATTATTTTTTTTAAATTATCATACACATTTTGTGTTATATCAAGATATATTTCACTAGCATCATATACTACATAATTTACTTTTTCAGAACATGGTTGATATGGTTCAGTTCCTGTATATGAATAAAATGGTTTTTTTGGAACAAACAAATTTAAATTATAATTATTCATTTTAATTGTTGTACTATCTCCTTCTGCTGGAGCATTTTTAGACATAGTTCCAACAATGTTACTAAAAAATACTGAACTTGGTGATCCACTATTCAATACTCTTATTGGTATACAAACTAATAATGGCATTTCTCCAGTATTTGATGTATGTACTATAATCATTTCACCATCTAATTTATTTTCATTAAATGAATGAAGAGATTTATGATATATTCTAACTTCTTTCACAATATAAGAAATAAGATTAAATGTTACTGATGATGATGAAGTATTATCATAAGATAGTGAAATATAATCTCCCATGTTTTTACCAATACACGAACTAGTTTGGTAACGAAATTTATAATCACATTTTAAATCACATTTACCAAATGATTTAGATGAAGATATATCAATTGGAGCATCAGATGAAGAACAACTCATTTATTATATATGTATACTTTATCTTTGAAAAGTTTATTATAATAAAAATAAATAATATTTCATAAAAATAAAAAAAATATTTATAAAATAAAAAAATATTTATGAAAATAAAAAATATATTTATAAAATAAAAATAATATTTATGAAAATAAAAAATATATTTATAAAATAAAAATAATATTTATGAAAATAAAAAATATATTTATAAAATAAAAAAATATTTTATAAAAATAAATAATATTTCATAAAAATAAAAAATATTTTATAAAAATAAAAAAATATTTTATAAAAATAAAAAAAATATTTATAAAAATAAAAAATATATTTATAAAATAAAAAAAATATTTATGAAAATAAAAAATATATTTATAAAATAAAAAAATATTTTATAAAAATAAATAATATTTCATAAAAATAAAAAATATTTCATAAAAATAAA